TCACAGGAGGATATGGCTTGTTATCATGGGCAGCAGGGAGATTTTCGCAGGCTGCCCTTTGTTTTTGGAACGGAGGCTATCTTGCATTTCTCTGTTTTTCCCTTCTGCCTGCAGCCATGGGAACGGAACACTTTTTTGCGGCTGCGGCTACGGCAGGGGCAGGGGTCACGGCAGGATTCTGGCAGGAGAAAAGAACATGGCTGCCGGCGCTGGTTTTTGCCGCTGTAACAGGCTGTCAGATCTTTTGGAGTGAATTGGTTTCTTTTGGAGAGATCCTGTTTCTGGCATTTTTCGGTGGAATGGGACTGTATCATGCTTCGGCGGGCATCATTCCTGACAAAATAGAGATCGGAAAAGCTCTTCTTTGTGGTGCAGGATTCCTAAGTGGGACATTTTTGTTCTCTTGTTTTTAAAAAAGTCCAACGAAATATGGAAATCGTTTGATAAAAAATTGCCAAAGAGAAGAAAATTTGGTATAATATCGTATCTGCGTGAAAAACTAGAAATGCAGCGGGATTGCCGAATCCCGAAGAAATAGAAAATAATAATAGAAAAGAGAAGGATATTATGAGTTTTATTGAAAAAGATGTATTGAAGGAACTGATCAGGGAGACTGTAAAGACCCTGTATCGTAAGACACTGGAACATGCTACACCTGAAGAACTGTATCAGGCGGCAGTATTCGCTATCAGGGAAGTCATCACAGAAAAATGGATGAAGACCCATGATGAATATTATGAAAAAGATGTAAAAGTTGTTTATTATCTGTCCATGGAATTTTTGATGGGCCGTTTCTTCGGCAACGCCCTGATCAATCTGGAAATGTTCGATGAAGTGAAGGAAGTATTCGAAGAACTGGGCATCGATTATAACCTGGTGGAAGATGCAGAACCCGATCCCGGTCTGGGTAACGGCGGTCTGGGCCGTCTGGCGGCTTGCTTCCTGGAATCCCTGTCTACACTGAGCCTGCCTGCATACGGCTGCGGCATCCGTTACCATTATGGTATCTTCGAACAGAAGATTGAAAACGGCTATCAGGTGGAAGCCCCCGATAACTGGCTGGAAAACGGCGATCCCTGGGGCATCAAGAGAAATGAATATGCTGTGGAAGTTAAATTCGGCGGCAATGTAAAAGCTGTGGCAGATGAAAAAGGCGGCTACAAAATGGTACATGAAAACTACCAGTCCGTAACAGCCATCCCTTATGACTATCCCGTTATCGGCTACGGCAATAACACAGTAAATACACTGCGTCTTTGGGAAGCAAAACCCAAAACAAGACTGGACCTGAAATCCTTCAATGAAGGTAACTATCAAAAAGCGGCAGAAGAAGAAATGCTGGCAAACACACTGTCCAATGTGCTGTATCCTGCCGATGAACATGTTCAGGGTAAGGAACTGCGTCTGCGTCAGCAGTACTTCTTTGTATCTGCGACAATTCAGAGAGTCATCGCTCGTTTCAAAAAAATGCATACAGATTTCAACGAACTGCCCAACAAGGTTGCATTCCAGCTGAATGATACACATCCCAGCATGGCAGTTGCGGAACTGATGCGTGTGCTGGTAGATGAAAACGATGTTCCCTGGGAACAGGCTTGGGATATCACAAGAAAAGTCTGTGCTTACACAAACCATACCATCCTGTCAGAAGCGCTGGAAAAATGGCCCATGGAACTGTTCAGCCGTCTGCTGCCCCGTATCTATCAGATCGTAGAAGAGATCAACCGCCGTTTCATGGTGGAACTGACAGAAAAATATGGCAATGACCATAACAAGATCAGAAATATGGCCATCATTGCTGACGGTCAGATCCGCATGGCTTATCTGGCGATCGTAGGCAGCCATTCCGTAAACGGTGTTGCAGCCCTGCATACTGAAATTCTGAAAAATCAGGAACTGAGAGATTTCTATGAACTCTATCCTGAAAAATTCAACAACAAAACAAACGGTATTACCCAGAGAAGATGGCTGGTACATTCCAACAGAGCACTGGCTGACCTGATCTCTGAAAAAATCGGCGACAGCTGGGTAACAGATCTGGATGAACTGCAGAAACTGATCCCTTATGTGGAAGATGCGGACTTCCGTGACCGTTTTATGGCCATCAAGAGAGATAACAAAGTTGCTCTGGCAAACTATATCAGAGAAATGAAGGGCATTGATGTGAACCCTGATTCCATTTTCGACATTCAGGTAAAACGACTGCATGAATACAAAAGACAGCTCCTGAACATCCTGCATGTGATCGGCCTGTATAACCAGCTGAAAATGAACCCCGGTCTGGATATGGTTCCCAGAACATTCATTTTCGGTGCGAAGGCGGCTGCAGGTTACCGCAGAGCGAAGCTGATCATCAAACTGATCAATGCCGTTGCGGATGTGGTAAACAACGATGAATCCATTAATGGCAAGATCAAGGTGGTATTCATGGAAAACTACCGTGTATCTCTGGCAGAAAAACTGATCCCTGCGGCAGATGTCAGCGAACAGATCTCCACAGCAGGTAAGGAAGCATCCGGTACAGGCAACATGAAATTCATGCTGAACGGTGCTCTGACTATCGGTACCATGGACGGTGCAAATGTGGAAATCTGCGAAGAAGTCGGCGAAGAAAATATCTTTATCTTCGGTATGAGTGCCGATGAAGTTCAGCAGAAAAACATCGACGGCTATGATCCCTGGATGGTTTACAACATGAATCAGGAAGTGCGTATGGCACTGACAAGTCTGATCGACGGTACTTTCGATTCCGATACAAATCTGTTCCGTGAACTGTATGATGCACTGCTTTCCGGTTTTGGCGCAGCAGAGCAGACGAATATTATGTTCTGGAAGACTATGCAGATTACGCAAGAGCCCACTGGGATATCGATGCGGCATACAGAGATCAGGAAAGATGGGCAAAAATGGCTATCATGAACACAGCGAAGAGCGGCAAGTTCTCCTCCGACAGAACCATCCGCCAGTATGCTGATGAGATCTGGAATCTGCCTACCGTAGATATCGAAATGTAATATTTTGCGGAAGAGAAGGGTTTGACATCCGTTTCGGCAAAAGGTAAAATAGAACAAACAAAGGGGCTGTGGTCACCACAGCCCTTTACATAAGCACCCGTAGCTCAGGGGATAGAGCGTTCGGCTCCGGACCGAAAGGCCGCAGGTTCGATTCCTGTCGGGTGCGTAACTGGAAAAGCCCGAGAAATCAATGTTTCTCAGGCTTTTTTTATTTGCTCGAATATGTGGTTTTTGGGGTGAAAATCCGTTTTGGTGTCTTATTGGTGTCTTATTGTATATTTTTTTGCTTTTGCGGAACAGGTTGAAACAGGTTCTGCAGCACTTCCGCTGCCGCTTCGTCTGCAGATCTGATTGCATGGATATACGTTTTTGTTGTGGTTGCTGTGGAGGAATGACCGAGTCTTTTTGATACCGTGGCAACATTGACGCCGTTGGCGATCAGCAAAGTTGCATTGGTATGGCGCAGAGAATGGATATTTGCATAGGGCAGGTCGTATTTCCGGACGAACTTCCTGATCCAGGATGTCAGACTGTCTGGATGCAGCGGATTACCATCCCATTGGGTGAATACGAAATCATCATTGTGCCAGCGGTCGCCAAGCTGAAGCCGCTGCACTGCCTGTTGTTTTCTGTGCTGTTCCAGTTCGGTGAAAACAATGTCTGCCAGTTTGATGATACGGTCCGAACCTTTTGTCTTGGGCGTGTCTATGTAAATGCCTTTCTTTGGTGTATAGAGAACGGTTCTCTGGATATGAAGGATTTTATTACTGAAATCAATATCCTTCCACTGAAGCCCACAGACTTCTCCCCGGCGCATCCCTGAGTATACTAATAAGGTGATGAGCGCTTTATATTGCAGGGGCTCTTTCTCCAGACAGTCGAAGAAGCGAAGCATTTCCTGATCGTCCATGCAGCGGACTTCTTTCTGCTCTACACGGGGAGCCTTTACTCTGTTGCAAGGGTTGCTGGGAATGACTTGCCACATAACTGCAGTCTGGAAGATGGTAGACAGGAGCCGGTGATGGTGTAGGAGTACCTTATCAGACAGCGTTGTTTTTTTGCTGTTTGCCTGAAATCCTTTTTGCAAACTGATGCCCAGGGCGGAGCAGATTTTTTTGGCGCTGGCCTGTGTGACATTTTGCCCATTGATGGCATTATTCAGGGTATAGAGGGAAATCTCTGCCGCTTCACTAAAGGCTTGCTTGGTTTTGTGTTTTTTAATGGCAGCAGCTTTCAGGTCGATGGTACAGACATACTTGGTGTCTTTGCGGATACCTTCTTCTGCCAGGTTGTTATAGAACTTCATCAGATGGGCAGGTGTGATTTTGCCGATTTTCAGATGCCCCATGGCGGGGACAATCCGGCTCAGGTATTGCTCATAGCCCTGCAGGGTTTTTGCTTTCAGATGTTTTGTAGCGTATTCGTTCCACCATGTTTCGACAAACTTCTCAAGAGTGATGGACTGGTCAAGATAAAGCCCATTCGTACAGTTTTCCTCGAATAGTATTGCCTGCCGCTGCGCTTCTTTTTCGGCTTGTCTAGCTGTCATGCCTTTCTCTGGTGTGTAGGTCATGGAGCGTTTGATCTGTGTACCATCACTGTGGTAGCCTTCTGACACGCGGATCAGATAGGATACCTGTCCTTTTTTGTTGGTTTTCTTGATGATTTGTGCCATGAAAAAAAGACCTCCTTTATTTGATTTTTGGGTATGCAAATAAAGCGGTCTTATGATACAATACTATTGCGAGTAGTGGTTGTATTTTTGCGACCGCTTATGATCCTCTTTCCTGCGCCAACAGGGGAGGGGATTTTTTATGTATTTTATTTAGCAGTTTTTTTGGGCTTTAAATGTTTTTTCTTTTTTGCAAGGATTCTTTTATCAAAATGGATTACTCTTAAAGAGTGTTTTCTTTTGGTAAAAATCTTTTTTGTTTTAGAGACTTTTTCTTTTTTAGGAGAGGTACTTTCTTTTGATGGAGGTGTTTCATCGGGACGAATGACACAAAGTGGGTCACTAAGATTATGGGGTGGTTTGCCCACACAAGAATGCAGACCATCAATATGTTCATTTAAACTATCTTTTATACTGTTCCACATAGGATCAAGAATAAAATCAATACCCTCTCTACGTGCATATTTTGCGGCAGGAACAAAGTCGCTATCACCAGCAATCAGAATGATTTGATCAACTAGTCTTTTCTGAGCTAAGGATGCGATATCCAGACCAATACGCATATCAACACCTTTTTGAGCAATATCTAATGTAAAATCGGAGAGTGTTAAATCATCTACTTGAATTTCTTTACGAAGTAGTTTTTTGGTTGGTTCTGGCTTAAGAACATATCCAGCGGTACTTTCTAGTAATTCACCCATACGCAGGGCTGTTTTTCTTTTTGTGACTACGGTTTTATGAAATTCATTTGCCCATTTGAATTGAGCAGTTTTTTCGAGATTTATGCTCTTTTGGCTAACAGGATCATAAACTGTTTTTTTTGCAGGAGGACAGTCATAAAAGAAGATACGATATAATTCTTTATCGGCTGCCTTTTTATGCTCTTTACTATGAAGATGCCTTGTGCAGTACATATACAACTCATCGGCTCTTTCTACTGGAGTTTTTTCTCCAAATAATATTTTGGCTCTTTTCAGATAAAAAGCACCATCGACTAGAATTGCTGTTTTTGTCATATAATCTACTCCTTAAAAACAAAAACTCCTGGGTTCTTCGCATCCCTTATGGTGGGAGGATTACTACCAGGAGTTGAGTACAAAATGTGTAATTCATTACACCTTTATATTATTTCATCGCTTTTAAAATGTCAACGCTTTGGTAGTAATTTTTTGCGGTTTTTTATACTTTTTTTACTGTTTTTTTGATTTTTTTACCGTTTTTTATCCATTTTTTTGCTTATTTTGCAGTTTTTATTTTTCTTTATTTTCTTCGGAAATGGGGAAAGATTTTAGAATGGAAAATCATCGTCTTTGACATCTAATGCAGTATTTGAGTCATCATCAGGAAAATATTGACTAAGTAATTCTGCAAATTCAGCATCTTCTGGTTCATAATCCCATGCTTGCAGAAATCTCTTTTGGAAGAAAGTGGTTTCGGCACCACAATGAGGACAATACCGGGCATTTTTAGGTAGTGGAATACTAAGAAAATAATTTTTACAATCGTTGTTAGTGCAGTAATTTTGTAGATTTTCTTTGCAAATTATGCAGAAGTTATCATCTTCATTTATATCTTCGTTTTTACAATGAGGGCACTCTGTGAATGCAAACTTGTCATATATCATTTTTCCATCTCCAATCCATTTTAGGTTGGTTTCTCCACAATAGATGCAGTGGGAAATTTTAAAGTAATACATTTGATTCAAACAATTAGGACATTCAACCTTGTACATGTATTTGCAAAATAAGTCGAGAAGTTCTTGATCATAGCCGCTATGTGGATTTCTATTTTTTTGCCACTTGCGGTAATCATTGAATCGGTTTGTTGAAGCATACTGAGAGATAAGGCATATTTTTGCTAAATCCCATTTATTAGTTACTGGTTTTTTTCTATGAAATAGAACTATATGAGGAACCAGAATTAAAGCTGCAAAATAATCGGCTTCTCGTTCCAAATCTCTGTATTCGTTATAATCTAATGAATTTCTATAGATTTTTGATCTGTCAGAAATTTTGTGATGATCTAACATAATGTGTCCGAGTTCATGAGCAATTGTCCATCTATAGCGATTAGAATTAATTAAACTGGAATCTACATCATTGTAATAAATAATATATAAATCTCTTTTTGCAGAGTAGTCTGTACATCCATCTGTAGACTCGGAAAATTCAAGCATCTCGCCATAGGAGAGATTGAATTTTTTCATGTGTTTTGAATAAGGTATCAAACGAATATTATGAAAAGTTTTAACAATGTTTTTTATGTTTATAGGCAGTGTAAGTGTTTCGCAAGCATTGAGAACACCAAGAACCATTGCTTTGATTTCTTTTCTTCGGTTTTTGCTTATTAAATGGCTCATGCGTTTGTATCATCATCCTCAAAATCATCAGAAAAGTATTCATCGAAGGAAGTGGTTACAATTGTCATAAGACGTTGGCGATCTTTGTCAGACATTTGTTTATGCGCTCTTGCTATTCTTCGAATATCCTCAGTTATTTCCAGATCATCTTTTTGTGAAGCGGGTTCATCCCATCCCATTAAATAGGCTGGAGAACAATTAAATAATCTTGCCATTTCTGCAATAACACTTCGTTTAATGTTTTCAACGCGACCATTTTCATATTTTGCAATTGCAGATTTTTGAAGACCGAGTTTTTCTCCCAATTCTTCTTGCGTGAGCCCTAATTCTATTCGCTTTTCTTTAATTCGTTCAGCCATTCCCATAGTTTTAACCCCTTTCTTAAGTGTCTTAATTTTACTACAAAATGTTTTGGATTGCAAGAAAAATCGAAAAAAGTGTCTTAAAATTCAAAATAGGTGCTTGACATATGAAGCACAGTGGAATAATATTAAGGTGTCTTAAAAAGAAACTTGGGGGGTGATAAAGTGAATAAATTAAAACTTGAGTCCATTATGAAGCTTAATGGAGACACAGGAACCTCTTTGGCGTTGTTTCTTGGAATTGCGAGAAGCACATTTTCTGCAAAACTAAATGAAACGAATGGTGCTGAATTTTCTCAGAAAGAGATTTTAGCGATCAAGGAGAAGTACAATTTAACAGCAGATGAAGTAGTAGGTATTTTTTTTGATCAAAAAGTGTCTTGTAAAGACACTGAGAAAAAAGAGGGGAGGGTGAAACATGAAAAATGACCTTGTAAAATTGAAAGGCAACGATGCTTTTACAGACAGTTTTGTTATTGCAAGCGGGACTGGAAATAAACACAAAAATGTAAAGGAACTAATCCAGAAGTATAAATCTGAACTGGATGACTTTGGGACTTTATCCGTTTTAAACGGAGAAAGTACAGGGGGTAGACCAGAAGAATTTTATCTTCTAAATGAGCAGCAGGCATCTTTTCTGATTACATTGTTGCGTAATACGAAACAGGTAGTTGCCTTCAAAAAAGAATTGGTACGCCAGTTTTATGAAATGCGCCGCTTCATCCTGCAGCGGCAGACAGAGGACTGGAAGGAAACCCGTAAGACGGGCAAACTGACCAGAAAAACGGAAACGGATACTTTGAAGCGGCTGGTGGAATATGCCTCTGCACAGGGTAGCAGTAATCCGAACCGTTTATATACGGTTTATTCCACTCTAGCCAATAAGGTCGCAGGGATTACAGACAGGGAAACCGCTACAGTATCCCAGCTGAATACCCTAAGCCTTGCAGAGAATATTATCCTGCACTGCATCGAAGCGGGTATTACCGAGGGTAAGCACTACAAAGAAATCTATGCAGACAGCAAGGCAAGGTTGGAGATGTTCAAAAATATCGCCTTTTTAGGTGTGGAAGAAGGGGAGGTGACTGCGGATGCAGCGGATGCGACTGATCAGTGAAGCGTATGAATACATAAAACAGCAGGATCCTGATACCTGTATTACGAAAACCGGATTCCGACGATTGATTAACGAAGGAAAGATTCCCGTCCTGCAAATCGGGAACAAAAAGGTTGTTAATCTGGATCATGTAGACCGCTTTTTCGCAGACGGTGAACGGGCTATTCAGGAATTGGCGGAGGTGGAAGCCAGAGGCAGGCTCCGGAAGGTGGTAGACCGGTAAGATGGAAAAAGAGCATAAAAAAAGACCCTTGCGAACGCCGACCAAAGCAAAAAGCAAGGGGTACCAGTGTGGGGGTACGGCTATATTATAGCTTGCATCCCTCCAGATAGTCAAGAATGGAGGAAATGAAATGAGTAAAATCACAGAGTTACTTGATGGATTAGAAGACATTGACCAGAAATGTGAAGAATTGGCCTCGCTCGCCTTTGTTACATGGAATTCCTTTTCAAATGGCAGATTTAGCATAGAAAGAGAAGACTATGAGCCTGTTCTTAGGGTTCTGATGGATCATGCGGTGCAGCTGGAAAAGGAACTTAAGGACATTATCAGTCGCATGTACGATAAGAAGAAAGGTGGTGCAGATGCATGAAATATCCGAATTTGACAAGCATAGTACACTGGCATTCTTATCACTGGACCACATTTGCGGATCATGCCGAAGTTACACGCGAATTGTTTGAAGCTGTTTTGGAAGGCAATGAAGAATTGACTGATGATGAATTTAGGAGGATTTCAAGGTTGGTTAACATTCCGGTGGGACTGTTGAAACAACCGGAAATGAAATATTTGTACAGGAGAAGGTTTCAGCATCATCAGAAAATTGTTGCTTTGGTAGAGCGGTTTAACATCATTTTGGAATTGCGAAATGAAATTGGAAAAGGTGATGATATAGATCTTAAATATACCTATCGACAAGTGGAAAGCCTTATCAATCACTTTGAAGAATTCAAATCTGTTTCTTATTGCCGTTACCTTGCTGTTTTGGCAAGTATCGAATGGAATGAGTGGCTTTATTGGAACATTGATAGAAAAAAGGTGAGAGGGTTGAAGAAATCGACTGCAAAAGCAGGATAAGAACAAATGGATAGCTATATAGCATGGAAATTCGCAGGCATATGCGGATTTCTGTAATAGATCTTTTCAGGAAGGAGAATGAGAAGTGATCGTTTCTGTAAAATACAAAAATGATAAAGGGGAATACGGCGGACGAGCCTATTCTTACTATGCAAAACTGGAGCGTCAGCCGCAGGTATGTGATCTGGTGCTGGCACCTGTGAAGGATGGAGAAGCGGAGGCAATGATTGTTGCGGTCGGCATCGATCCTGCAGAGGTGGCAGGTATTGAACTGAAAACTATCACAAAATTTGTAGATGCAGCGGCAGAGAATGTTAGTCTGGAGGATCTGGAACTGCCAGCGGCTACTAGGACAGAGGATGTATTGTCAATCGAAAATGCTATTATCCTGAAGCAGTTGCCCATCATCGAAGATCGTATGCGTGAGCTGGGCGAAAAAGTAGCGGAAAGAGTATCCCGCTCCGTTTCGCTGATCTGCACCGAGGATACATACAAAGATATTAAGAAAGAACGGGCGGAACTGAATAAAGAATTTGAAGCCTTGGAAGCACAACGTAAAGCAGTCAAATCCGCAATTCTTGCGCCTTATAGCAGATTCGAGGAAACCTATAAAGAGTGTGTGTCAGAGCCTTACAAAACTGCGGACAAGCAGCTGAAAGGGAAAATTGCAGAGGTAGAAAATGGTCTGAAACAGGCGAAAGAGCAGGAAGTCAAAGAGTACTTTTTGGAATACCGTTCTTCCAAAGGGTTGGGTTTCCCTGACTTTGCAGCGGCAGGCATCAAGGTTAATATGACCGATTCTGTGAAAAAACTGAAGGTACAGGTGAAGGGAATTCTTGACCGTATTACAGATGACATGATGGCAATCCGTAGTATGGAGTATGCGGATGAGATCCTTGTGGAATACAAACAGGATTATATTCTTGCATCTGCCATTGCCAGAGTGACGGCAAGACATAAGGCGATTGAAGCGGAAAAGGCGGCAGAAGCGGAAAGACTGGAAAAAGAGGCGGCTCGTCAGAGAACAGCGGAAGCGGTTCATAAGGTACAGCAGGAGGAAGCGGTAGCGCCTCCCACTGTGAGTGCACCTGCAGCAGTCGAAACGCCAACACCGGCAAAACGATACAGAACAGGGTTCTATGTCTATGGCACACTGGAAGATCTGAAGAAACTGAAAGCATTTTTAACTGAAGGAGGATATGAATATGAGCAGCTCTGATACAAAGAAACCTAAATTTTCTGTGGCAATCACTACACAGGGATACCAGAAACTCATCAATAATACTTTAGGTGACCCTCTGCGTGCGCAACGGTTTGTTGCCAGCATCACATCTGCGGTAGCGGTGAACCCCGCTCTGCAGGAGTGTGAAGCTCCAAGCATTCTGGCAGGGGCGTTGCTGGGTGAAAGCATGAACCTGCAGCCCTCTCCCCAGTTAGGACAGTATTATCTGGTACCCTTCAAGATGAAGGAGAAGCGTGATAGAAATGGTAATATCATTCAGCCTGCTTGTACCAAGGCGCAGTTTGTCTTGGGGTATAAGGGTTATATCCAGCTTGCACTGCGTACTGGACAGTACAGAAAACTGAATGTTATCGAAATCAAAGAAGGGGAACTGCTAGGCTTTGATTTCCTGAATGAAGAGATCCAGTGCCAGCCAATCACAGATTTTGCGGAAAGGGAAAATGCACCTACCATCGGCTATTATGCTATGTTTGAATACATGAACGGCTTCCGGAAAACTATGTACTGGACGAAGGAACAGATGATGAGCCATGCAGACAGATACAGCCCTGCATTCTCTGCAGAGGCATATCGCCGCCTGCAGGACGGTCAGATCCCTGAAAAGGATATGTGGAAGTATAGTTCCTTCTGGTATAAAAACTTTGATGATATGGCGAAAAAGACCCTGTTGCGTCAGATTATCAGCAAATGGGGCATCATGTCCACTGAACTTGTAATGGCACAGGAAAACGACCATAAATTCATGCAGAGCAGCGGAAAAGATATTGTCAGTGAAGAAATGGAAGAACCTGTATTTGATCAGAATTTCAGCACGCCCGCTGCGATTGCGGAAGCAGAGCCTGCAGCGGCAGAGAGCATGGAAGTGATCGATGCGGAAAACATCAATCTGGATGATCTGTAAGGAGTTGGTTTGCTATGGATTTTGACTATCAGATCATCCGAAGCGGCAGTAAGGGGAATGCTGTGATCCTGGGCGGCTCTGTGATGGTAGACTGTGGCGTGCCATGGAAAACTATCAAGGATACATACAAGAATATCGTTCTGGTACTGCTGACGCACATCCATGGAGATCATTTCAATCCTGTAACGATACATAGACTGGCGGCGGAGCGTCCTTTGCTCCGCTTTGCCTGTGGGCGTTGGCTTGTGATACCGCTGTTAAACTGCGGAGTGGAGGCACACAGGATTGACATTTTGGAAGCGGACAAAACCTATTGTTATCAGGGACTTTGTGAGGTGACACCTGTTTTGTTGGTACATGATGTAGAGAATATCGGTTTCAAGCTGCAGATGCAGGGGAAAAAGGTATTTTATGCTACAGATACGGCGAATTTAAACGGGATCACTGCGCCTGATTTTGACCTGTATTTGCTGGAGGCAAACTACGGAGAGGAAGAATTGCAGAAACGGATTTCTGAGAAGAAATGCAGCGGCGAATATGCCTATGAGCATCGTGTGCAGAAAACACATCTTTCTCTGGAACAGTGCAATGATTTTATTTATTCCAACATCGGGCCGAATGGGGAATATGTATATCTCCATCAGCATGAGTCGGTGAATGAAATAGGAGGGCGAACCATGTGAAGCAGAAATGGATCGGCACGATGGACAGGTTACCTACGGAAGAAGATGCAAATGAGGGCGGTTATGTGTTGGCAGTTTTTAGTATTGCAGATTATGCGAACTGCTGGAACTGGAGTGATGTTGCTCGCCATCCGGAAATATTTCCTTACTGGATGCCTGTGCCTGAGTCACCGAAAACAGAATGGCATGAAAGGAGGAGGTCCTTTGACAAACAGCAGAGCAAAAGGAGCGAAGGGCGAGCGTGAACTTGCCCGGAAACTCCGGGAATATGGATATGACTGCCGCCGCGGCCAGCAGTACAGCGGAGCCAACGGAGACGCTGATGTGGTCGGCTTGGAGGACATCCACATCGAATGTAAAAGAGTGGAACGGCTTAAAATCGAGGATGCTGTAGCCCAGGCGAAGCGGGATGCAAGAGAAGGGGAACTGCCGGCGGTGTTCCATAGAAAGAATAATCATGAATGGCTGGTTACTATGCCGCTTCCTGACTGGATTCGGATGTATAGGGATTATGAGAAATAAAGAGGTGGTGATAGCAAATGCAGACTTTGAACGGGTTTATTAAAGTACATAGAAAACTGGTGCAATGGGGTTGGTATCAAGATTATGTAGTAAAAGATCTGTTCCTGCACTTGCTTTTGACGTCCAGTTTCAAAGATTCTGAATGGATGGGAAGGACGATCCGAAGAGGACAGTTGGTTACCAGTTATGGCAATTTGGCCAACACGCTAGGTTTTAGTGTTCAGCAGATACGAACTGCCATAAACAAGTTAAAATCAACAGGCGAAATAACAACCGAATCAACAAACAGATTTACGATTATAACCGTTGTAAATTGGGAAAAGTATCAAGTTTTAGAAATCGAAGTAACAAACAAAACAACAAGCACAGCAACAAACGAGCAACAAACAAGCAACATTCAAGCAACAAACGAGCAACAACATCTTAAGAATGTAAAGAATATAAAGAATGACAATAATGTAAAGAAAGAGGCGGCGGCAGACACAGTAGAAACAAATGGTTATTCTTTAGATGAAAATCTGAATCAGACCATTCTAAACTTTATTGCGTTCAGAAAAGAGAAAAAGGCGTCCATGACTGATACAGCAGTAAAACTGATGATCGAAAAGCTGGATGCGATGACTACAGACAATAACGAAAAAATCAGAATTTTGCAACAGTCTATCATGAATGATTGGAAGGATATTTATCCATTGGCTAAACACCAAGGTGATAAGGGTGAAGGTAAGAAAACGAAATATCCGTATGGCAATAATAAATTTTGCAATTACAAACCGGGAAATTATGATTTTGAAGAAATAGAACGGTTAGAACGAGAATTGAACGAAAGAAATTTGCAAAAGAATCCTGTAGAATAATTTTTTATAGATAAATAAGGCAATGGTGCGCTGATTTGGAGGGATTGCCATGAGCAACGAAGAGTTGGCCAATGCGATCCGGGCAGGACGTATAGAATTATTACCAGTCTTGTGGGGGCAGGTACAGCGGTTTTTATATCTAAAGGCAAAAGATTGGTATAACTATATGCCGGAGTTGTGTCTCCGTTCAGGAGTTGAACAGGAAGATTTGGAACAGGAAGCGTACTTTGCCTTTCTGGATGCACTGAATCACTGGGATTCGGAAGCGGGATATAAGTTCTTGACATTTACAGCCTATCCGCTG